AAAGTAAACGATCCTGCTGTAGTAGCATTAACGGTGTTAGTAATGTTACAGAAGATGTTGCGAGCTACTGCCGAGTATTGCACAGAAGCGGGAGCAGTTGCTCCATCTTGAGTTTGCAGAACTAAAGCGGTTAATGTTACGTTACCGACAACAACAGTTGTTCCTGCATCTAGAATCTCATCAGCTTGAGTCGCAACAATTTGTGCGCCAGAAGAAGAAGTTCCAACTTCATAACCAATATCACCTGAACCAATAACTGGAGCAGTAACACAAAAGATTTTAATGTTTGTGATAATGGTATTTGCAGGTTGTACAAATGTAGCAATAGTAGGGCTGTCGCCTGCGGTAGAGTTAACAGTAACTCCGGGAGCATGACCAACGTGCTTAATGAACTTGCCGGTTACATCAGATACAAGTTTTGTAGTGCCAGTTACAACTAGATTTCCACCAACGGTGGCATCAGTTGCATAAGTAGAGTTAGTTGTGACAACACCTGTATCGCTGTTTTTAGTTATATCTGAAAAACCATTTTCGGAGCGAACCGCTCCAGTATAAGTAGTAGTACCCATGTCAATCTCCTGTCTTGGGTTAGTCTGCTGTTAAGCAGTCAGGGATAGTTAATAATAACTTATTACAAATAAAAAAGGGGGTTTTTACACCCCCTTAGATTTACTATTACTTAGCTTGATCCCGGAGAACCAAATATGCCAAGTGGATCAGAAACTCCGAACGAGTAACGCTCACGGGCTTTGTATCGTACATTGCCTGTGTCAAAATCTCCGTCCATGCTAGTTTCTAGAGCAGTACGCTCAAAATGCTTCATTCCGTTAGGAATATCAGTAAGAATAAAGAAAGCATTGCTGTCAGTCAGATAATGATTGACTGAGTAGCCTTCTGGAATCGCACCCATATTACGGATAGCATTTATGTCGTTGTCAGCAGTACCGACACGTTGGTTAGTCTCTAGCAAACGATTTGCTGTAAACATCAACGCAGGTGGAACAATCAAACGAGTAGGACGAGCCGCAATAAGCAGTCCGCGCTCATCAGTGTATCCTGCAATAGAAATAATTGCATTCTCCAGAGATGTTTCGTTTAAGTCAGCACCAGTAGAAGGACGGTTGCTGTTAAAGCCACCACCTACAGTTGGGTGACCACCACCGCCAGTAACACCATCAGCAACAGCAGTGAACAGGTTTACACCGTCACCAGACTGAAAGGAGTTAGTGAAACCGTTGTTAAGAGGGTTAGCCGCCTTAACTTGCTTGGTGTAAGCCATACCGCGAGCAAGAGCTTTGGTATAACGAGCAGACAAAGAGTCATACAAGTTATCTTCCATTGCTTCTTCAGTAATAGCAAAACCCATGCCGATAGTTTCGTGGTTGTAGCGAGCAGAGAAAGACTCTTGTGCTGAATCATAAGTGATTGCAGAACCTTCGTTTTTAACTGGAGCCGCACCAAAGCCACTTAGCTTGGTTTCTTCTTCAAAAGAACGATCAGAACTCTCTGTATCATAAATAAGAGTATGCTCGTCTTCATATTTTTCATACTCAAGACCAAACAGGGCGTTAAGACCCGGAAGTAGTTCTTTGAGCATTTGTGCGCGTGAAATAGCCATTCGTTATATCTCCTTAAACGCCAGTTGCGTTACGATAAGCGTGATCACCTGCCGCAAAAATGCAGAGGACATCAGTAAAAGCATCGCCAACTGAGCTAGTAGGCCCATCTACAAATTCTACAATTCGTAGTGGGAGCGTGTTTGTTGTTGCGGCTGTACTTGAATCAAGCGCGTTCTTACTGCGTCCGAAATCAACACTTCCTGCTGTTTGAACGGCACCTGCGTTCAAAAACATAGTAGTTTGAGCCAAAGTAGCATCACCCTGCATCTTAAAGATTACATCGGGATCATCAACAACATAAGCCGAGATATCATCAGCCGCTGTACTAGCGGGGTAGAACTGGCTAAAAGTTAATTGCTTGGTAGTTGGGTCAGTGAAGGAACACCCCATGAAAATTCCAATCGGGGTTAATGTTGCAGTTCCTGTATCTTTCTCAACGCCTCCTGCGGCAACTGGTTTTACGAAGTCACCATAAAAAATTGCAGTTCCATAATTGTTAGCAATCTTCATGTGCCGAACTTTTCCTGAATAAGAGCCGCTCGCACTAAGAGTGTTAACTGGTTCTGCGCCTGTTGGGGTAGCAGTGGTAGCCATTATAGGCCTCCTTAAATAACAAAGTTAATCTTAGTTTAAGGAACTTTCCCCAGTATTAGGGCTAGTTCCTTCCAAAGGTTGTCCGAGTATTACGCTCTGGTTGTAACAGAGGCATCCTTGGATCATTCTCTCGCAAATAGTTGTTGTCTACTGATTGCAATTGGTTATCAGCAACTTGTTGGAAATGTCTGGTACGTGCCGCCATCTTTTCCTTGCTTGCCTTGCATAACAATAAGCCTCCAACTTCGATATTACCTTGGAATCGCGATCCAATGTCTGACGTTAACATAAGTTCAGGGTGGTCTTCTAGCTTGCAAGCCTCCCAACCCTCTCTGAACATTTTGGAAACATGAGTCATATCCGCTTCTCCCAATGTGGCAGTCCGAATCCATCTAAATACCCAACCGTCTTGCGGTGTGGGGTCTGGTAAAATAGAAGCGGGTGTCCACGAATCATCTGGTCGTGTATCGGCTTTGCGTGAGGTTGTTTCTCTTGGTTTGCGCTCTTCAGTCATTTCAGGTTCTCCTTAGCGAGTTGTCTGGCGTACTGTTCATTAGTAATCCCTAATTTCCTAGCGAGAGAAACTTGGGTGGACGTCATCTGCACTTTGCGCGGTTTTGCTCCATTGTTCCTACCTGATGAAGCCACTACCGTGGAGCGTTGACTAGCAGTCGCAGGCGCGATACGTCCATTAGGATCGCTATTATCCTGCCAGTCAAAGGTTGGATAACTCTCTCTCATACCACCATCAATAAATTCAAAGTATTCAGGAGAGTTTGGTTTTATATTATTATCTACAATAGCCTCTTCATGCAACCCATATGCTGTTGCAGTCATCCGCTTATTTTTAGAATCCATAAACCATTTGTTTTTATCAGCCCATTCTTTAGCCTCTGGATCAACTTTAGGTGCTTGTTGAGCAGGCTGTTGAGGAACTTGTTGAGCTACTTGAGTGCGGTACTGCTGATCATACTGAGCTTGTTGCGCCCTCTGGTTTTGTTGCCCCTGAAGGTTTTGCTCATACTTCTCAGCTTCTGCTAATTCAGCCTGCGCTCTATAAAGAGTTTCTTGAGAGTTGACTACAGTGTCAGTGTCTCCTTCTTCATAGGCTTTCTTATAGACTGCTTTTGCATTCTCTAGAGCCATTTGCGCTTTGGTCTTAATCTGACCTACTAGAGCAGACTCACCACGCTGAATGATTGACTCGTATTCTCTATTCTTATTATTAAGAGTTTGAGTAACACGGACTGCTTCATCTCTCATTCTTTCAGCGGCTTCTTTTTGTCTCCGCTCTTCATTTTGCTCATAACGCAATTTGTTTATACGCTTTTGAACTTTGTCACTATAGCCTGATAACTCATCGTCATCATCGCTAGTGTTGCTTTCATCTTTAGATAAAGCCTCAGTCTTTGCAGGTCTTTGATCTTCAACTGGCCGATCATCAACAACTTCAAGCTCTATGTCAGAGTCTTTATCTTCAACTACATCATCCTTAGCTCGCTTAACAATTTTAGTTTTAACACCAAAAAAACGCTCTTCAGGGGATGTTTGTGAGGTTTCTACCTCTTGATTTAAATCACTCATGCTTTACTTATGCCTCTTGGGTCTTCGACTACAGCTTCAACGCTGTCATCGTTGATTAAACGAAACTCTTTTCCATGTACTTTAATTCTAGTACCTGAATAGGAACGCATAACAATCCAATCGCCTTGAGAACACCAAGCCCCAGAAGGGAATCGTAGAGGATCAGTATAAGCATCTGCACCAAGTTCTAGCACCATACCTACGATTGAACCTACTTCTTCTTCTTGCAACGATCTGGCAGACTTAATAATTCCGCCTTCGGTCTTCTCAACTCTTTCTGGCAAAGCAATCAATATTTTATAACCTTTCGGCATAGGCAGTTGACTAGCCTTTTTGGTAGCAAGATCATCCTTGGGATCATCTGCTTTTGCTAATGATTTACTCATTAGTTGTACCTTCTGCACTGGAAAAAAGCGTCCAGAGTCGCTGTGCATCGTCTAACACGATGAATTAATCGGCTTCTATCTTACTCTTTAAATCTAGAAGCTCTCGTTCTGCAAGGGCTAAACCCTCTATGACTCCGCAACATTTTGCGTACTCACTGTAATCCTTACATGCGCCACCTGAGATGTGATCGCTCATATCATTCATCTGACTTCTGAGCTTGTCTCTTAGGTATTCAAAAGAATTGTTTGATGATCCTGTCATGATGTCATTGAATCCACAATTTCTCTTCCAATCTTAAATCCTTCAATCTGATCTTTAGAAGCAATACGCCTAGCTTCAAGTTGCTCTCTTACATTGTCTTCCGCAATCTTAACGGCTAACTTAGCTTTTTCAATTTCCGCTTGTTGATCAAGCTTTTGAATATCAAATTCAGCCTTGCTCTGAGCCTTAGCTTGTTCAAGCTGTATCTTAGCCTGATCAAGTTGTACTTTAGCTTGTGCTTGCATCTCTTTAATTTCTAATTCTTTCTGAGCCATCTGAACAATAGGGTCTTGCTGTTGTTCTTGTTGCTCTTGCTGTTGTTGTTCTTGCTGATTCTTATTCTTAAGTTGTTCAGCGGCAGGAGCAACTAGCCTAGATATTCTTAGCTCAATATCTTCTGGGAGAGACTCGCCTTCAGCAGGAAGCTCCATGCCTAGCTCTTTCTCAATTTGCTGTCGATAGCTAAACGCAAGATGATCTTGAATATGCGATGCCATAGCAGACTGCATTGCTTGAGCATTCGGACTATTTCCTGCAAGCTCTTGAATCTTAGGGTCTTCCATAAAGGCCATGTGCGTTTTAATGTGCGCCTCATGGTCTTGATAAATAAATGGCTTAACAGGCTCTCCTCTTAGGATGTTCATGTTTTCACTAACAGGGTCTGTTGGCTTCATGTCATCATCCCTTGGGATAATCTTATCTGCATCACGGATGTTTAAAACCTCAAGCATCTGCCTGTGAAGCAAAGGAAGATCATACATCTCTGGATTTTGTTGAGATAATTGCAATGCCGCCTGATATTGCATTATTCTTTGTGCCATAGTGCCTGAATTAGGGTCACTTACAGCAATAACGTCTACTCTACCGTCAAAATCTTCTCTTACTACAGCGTCTTCTTCGGACGAATATGGGTACTCTGAGGGGCCAAAATCGAACACAATCTTCGATAATAGGCGTAATTCCTTCCTCATAGAGGCATGTAATCGTGCCTGAACTGCACTCATAACCTTCATAGATCGCTCTAAGATGGCAAGTGTAGTCCCTACAGGAGCCTCTGAGTTCATGTCTGCCGCTTTTACGTCTGCGGCTGATGCAAATCTACGCCCTTCCTCTACAATGTCTCCCATAAGCTGATACAGGACGTTGCTTGGCTCTTTATAAGGCAAGAAACTAATATTATCTCGGATTGAACCTCCGGGAACGTCAACATCTCTAAATTCTCCCGGCATTATTGGCGTATCATCACCCTTAATCCGTAATCCTCTAGATTTTAAGCCTCCGGGGAGGTTACTTAGCGTTCCTGCATCAACTAATTGACGCAAAAGAGAGGTTGCAGACTTAGCAAGCCCACCAATCATGTGAATTAAGCCAAATCCGTAGAATCCAAGTCCGGGCATATACTGGTAATGGACAAAATGCTCGCGCTTCATGCGATTTTCGTCATCTTCGTAGTAGTTTCTGCGTATGGAAAGGATTTTTCGTGAGCTTAGTTCTATGCTGACAACATAAGGAAGCTGTATTCCGCTTTCCTCTCCGTCAATCATGTCTTCAAAGCCAACTAAATCAAGATCAACCTGTACTTCTAGTATCGTATGACGAGAATCGTTGTCATATCCTTGAGAGTTACCTGTTAACTCGTTATATTTATTCTCAATCTCATCTGAGTTGTCGCTAGGGTTGCCTAATTCAACATCTGAGTAGAACCCAGACACCTGTAGCTTCCTAATTTCATTGCTAGTTCGCTTCATGATGTGAGTTGCACGTTCACAAGTCACTAAGTCAGAAGCTCCATAGCTAACAACAAAGTCTTCAGCAGGTACAAACATGCTACAAGGGCGACCCATGTTCGGGTCAAAGTATACTTTCCTAAAGGCAGACCCTGCTAATGGCAAGGAAAACAATAATCTTTCAGTTTCTGCGCGATACTCAGTCATCTTCTCAGTGACTAAGTAGTTTAAATAATCTTGAACTCTGCTTGCTTGCTTCTCTTTCTCTTTATCTATAATGCCCACTATAG